AAGGTGGTGCTCGACGGCAAGCGCATGACGATTGTCGAGGCGATGGAGGTGGCCAAATGCAAGGAGGGCTACCAGACCGTGTATCGGCGCATTCAGCGCGGCTGGAGCGTCAAGGAAGCGCTCAACCTTGCGGAGCGCGCGTGAGGTTGCCCGGTCAGCTGTTATGTCTCAGGTGCCAGCACATTGATTGCATCTGCGACATCCAGCGCGACCATGCGCCAACCTGCAAGTTCAGGTTGGCGGCGGCCAGTTCAGTGGGTATTGAATGCAAGCACGGGTTCGACGTCTGCCCCGAGTGCGATCGTTGCACCTGCACCTATCCGCTGCAGTTCCAATCGTTGAAGGAGGCAAGAGATGGCGACCAAGAATAACCCCGGACCCTACGACTGCTATGCCGCGCTCGATCCCGACGAACCCTACTTCGTTCTGGTGGCGCACGACCCGATGGCGCCGTCGCTGGTCCGCTCATGGGCGCAGACCCGGCAGCAGCAGGTCGAGATGGGGCTGAAGCCGGTCGAGGATCTGGCCAAGGTCACCGAGGCGCGGGCCTGCGCGACTGCCATGGAGCAGTGGCGCGCCGCCAGGGTCGACGCCGAGCTTGGCCGGCAGAATGCCGCCGTGAAGGGTCTCACCCCCGTCATGGAGGTGCCGTCGCGCAACCAGCCTGTTCCAGACGACGTAGAACCGGCGCCAGCCGTAAGCTCGGCAGAAACCAACGATACCCCGGCGGCATCTGCGCCTTCTAACCCCTGAGGTTAAGTGGAAACGCAGCGGATAACAGGATGCGCCGGCAGGCATGCTGGACAAGTCACCGCTGCGGGGTGGCCTAGTCGAAGGCCAAGACGTACACGAGCGCCGCAGGCGACGTGGGGCCGTCTACCTGCTTGACGACGGACGAGACCCGCCCGTATCGTCTGGGTTCCGGAGTGGTGGTTGACACCGGTTTGCGCGTAGGCTTCGGCCGAGGCACAGGCGACGCTGCCACTCCGGGCCCTGGGAGGACATCATGCCAGCACCGCCGCCACCGACCGGAATGACCCAGGCCGAGCTCGACGAGATGTTCACTCGACTGATGGCCGAGGGCAACAAGGCCGGGCTGGACTACATGCTGACCCGGGTACCGGCCAACCTGCAGGCGAACTTTCAGTATTTTTACGATGAGGCGACCAAGCCCGAGGAACCGCCCGAGCCGGCCTATCGGCTGCTCGGCTCGACGGCGGGGATCAACAAGGAACTGTTCCCGCTGATCATGGTCAACAGCCAGTTCACGCCGCTCGACCTCGTCGGCGGCGATCAGGTGCGGATCACCGGCAGCGGCTGGGCCAGCATCGACGGCCTGTGGTTCCCGACGATGAACGTCAACACCGACCTCGGTCAGTTCCGTCTGGTCGACGCCGACACCAGCGGCGAGACCACCGGCAACGGCATCGGCGCCGTCGCCGAGGCGCGGCGGATGTCACCGAAGTGAGGCACTAGGTCCACCCCTTGGCAGACGGCGTCTGTCGTTTGCCGGCATAGGTGGCCATCGACGCCTGACGCACCAGCCTGCGGGCGATCGCGTTGGCGGTGCCGCCCGACGCGCCCATACACAGGTACTGGTGGGCGTCGCAGACGTGGCTCCAGCGGTTCTTCTCGGGCACCGGCTGAGCCTCGCCGATCTGGTTGAACTTGAAGCGGTACTGGCCGTTGAGACCCGCCACCAGGGTCGGGCAACGTTTTCTGTCTATGAGAGTGGCGGCTGTGCCGCCACGGGTCTCGGTGAGGAATTTCTCGACGGCATTGATGCGCGGCGCCAGCTGGTTCGACGGCGCCGGCATGCAGACAAAACCGAACGACTTGATGACGTCGGCGGAATTGTACTCGTCGAAATTGCCACGCGCCATGCCGGCCGGGTCGAAGATGATTACCACTGGACAGCCGAGGTAGCGTCGGCCGTTGACGACCCGTCGTATGGCGGGGAGCTGCAGGCGCAATCCGATGTCGTCCGCCATGATCTCCTCGTGGACCAGCAGGCGGCTCAGGTGGTCGACCTGACCCAGCAGGGCCCACGGATCGCGACCCAGATCGAGACCGATCAGCAGGGGCGCGCCGGGGATCACGTTGAGCGTGTCGCGGCAATGGAAATCGATGAAGAACATGCCGCCGTACACCGCCGCACCTGACGGGTCGGGGCCGAACTGGGCCATGACGTAGCGCTTGACCCAGGCCGGGTTGGTCGAGGTGGCGAGGCGGGTGTAATACTCGCGTCCTTTTGCCAATCGATCAGGATGATCAATAGGCAAAGCCAGCGTAGCTGGTGTTTGCAGCAGCCAGTTCAGGTTCTCGGCTTCCGGTGCCAGACCACTGGGTTGGATGAACACCTGCCACCCTGGTGGCGGGGAGACAAACGCGGCGTGCCAGGGCGTGCCCTCCGACGGCATGTTGCTGTCGAGCACGACGCCGTACCAAGATGCGCCGCCATCGGCAGCGCTGGGAAAGCGCCCGCAGCGGCCGGCGATGGCGACCATCAGGTCGAAGTTGATCTCGATCGCTTCCGACACGAACGCGCCGGTGATGTTCATCGACAGGATGCGCTTCTGGTCCTCGGGCGTCTCGAGTGGTAAAAGGATCCATTCCGAGACGACGTCACCGAACTGGAACCACACGGTGCTCTCGGAAACTTTCCACTCGGCGAGCGGACCGAACCATTGGACGATGTCCTTCAACACCGTGTTCTTCAACTGCTGAAGCGTCTGGCGCAGCAGGGCAAAACGTGTCCGGCGCTTGCCGTCCAGGCCGGGTGCCTGCTCGCACGCACGGCGCAGCAGCTCAAAAAGGACGGTGGTCGTCTTGCCGGACCCGAGCGGTCCTAGGATCGCCCGGTAGAACGCGTTGCTCAGCATGAAGTTCACCCCCGTGGGTGGGGGGACGAAGTTGATCTCGATCATTCGCTGTCCATGTGAACGTGGAGACGATGGGCGAGGTGGTGGGTGCCACCGGCCAGCGCGGTGCTCATGCCCTCTTCCATGTGATAGCCGGTGATCGTCGCGGTCTTCTCGTCGACCATGATGATGCCGACCGCCATGAACTTGCGCTCCCTGGCGTAGTTGAGCATGCGGGTGAGCAGGGCGAGCACCTGCTCGGGCGAGCTTTCGTTGGGCGTGCCGGTCACGAGCTCGTACGCCTTGCCGGTTTTGAGGTCGAGTATTTTCTCATCGCTCATCGGCTAACCTCCGGGGTTGGCTCATGGTCGATGATCCTGGGCTGGTTGTCCTTGTCGAATGAAAGCTTCCTGTTGCCCAGCAGGATGTTGATGGTGACCCGGCCCGAGCCGTCGTCCTTGGTCATCTGCCCCTCGGTCAGCTGGCCCAGCTTGGCGAGGAACTGCAGCGCCTTGATGCGCGCCTCGCCGCCCAGCTTCTTGTCCTGCACGAGGTCGATCGCCTCGTACATCAGCTGGTCGACGGCGAACGCGGCCTTGGTGGCGATGCGGTTGGTCAGGTTCTCGCGCGTCGTCGAGGCCCACAGACCAGCTTCCTCGGTCAGGTGGAAGTGAAAAATCGGGTTTTCCTTGATGCGCTCGAACTGCTCGGAGGTGATCTGCATCTGCGACAGGACCGCTTCGAGCGGCTTCAAATCCCGCGAGATTTCACGCGCCAGACGCATGATGTCGATCTCGCTCAACTCGTTCTTGGAGACGATCAGGGGAGCAGGCATGGGCATACCTTGTGTGAGAATTGCGGGAAAGCTACTATTGGCAGCATCAATTCGTAACTTCCAGTAGGTCCGATCGATGGCGACCCCGTTTTCTACGGCCCCCGCGCCGACCTCGGTACCGATGCAGCAGCGCTATCCGACGTCGCTGCGGGTGGTGTCGAACGCCGAGATGGATGCCGCAGAACAGGCCAATCAAGCCGCTGCCCAGCAAGCCGCGCAAGCACCCTTTGTCGGCCTGCTGGGTTTCATCCGCAACGAATGGGACATGATGCGCCGTCATCGCGACGGTGCCAACGGCTGGACCGAGCGGCTGTTGCAGGCGCTGCGGGCGTTCAACGGGGTGTACGATCCGAGCAAGTTGGCCGAGATCAGGAAGTTCGGCGGCTCCGAGGTCTATGCTCGCCTGATCGCCGCGAAGTGCCGAGGGGCCTCTTCCTTGCTTCGCGATGTCTATCTCGGCGCCGACCGTCCCTGGGGCCTCGATCCTGAGAAAGACCCGCCGATCCCACAGGAGGTCGAGCAGGCGATCAGTCAGCTGGTCCAGGCCGAGTTGGCGCAGGCGCAATCGATCGGCATGCAGCTGCCGCCCGAGCAGATCAGGGAACGGGTGTGGGGTCTGATGGCGCAGGCGCGCACCGCGGCCAAGAAGGCGTCGGAGGAGAAGACCACGCTCGCCGAGGAGAAGCTGGACGAGCTACTCACCGAGGGGAACTTTTACGGCGCGCTTGCTGAATGCATAGTCGACGTACCACTGTTTCCCTACGCGGTGATGAAGGGACCAACGGTCCGCATGGTGTTCGAGGTCGATTGGTCGACCGGGCGCCCCGTCATGCGGCGCAAACCAAAGCTCTGGTGGGAGCGCGTCTCTCCATTTGACGTGTACTGGTCTCCGGGTGCGGCAGACATTGAAGATGCGTCGATTGTGGAGCGGACACGGCTCACGCGAACTGACCTGAACGACCTTCTCGACATCGAGGGCTACGACCATGCAGCCATCCGGGCCGTGCTCGAAAATTACGGTCGTGGCGGGCTGTCGATGGATTGGGACATGGCAGAGGGTCCGCGTGCAATGCTGGAGAGCCGCGAGGATCCATGGTTTAACCAGTCGCATATGATCTCCTGCCTGCAGTACACTGGAAATGTACAGGGCCGGATGCTTCTCGACTACGGCTTCAGCGATCAGGACATCCCCGATCCGATCCGCGACTATGCCATCGAAGCGTGGATGATCGGTCCCTACTTGATCAAGGTGCAGCTGGGCGTGTCGCCGCGCCGCCGCCACAAGTACTACATCACGTCGTGGGAGAAGGTCCCTGGCACGGTCACCGGCAACGCGGTGCCGGACCAGATTTCCGACCTGCAGGAAGTTTGCAACGCCACGCTGCGGGCGCTGGTCAACAACACGTCGATCTCGTCGGGACCGCAGGTTGTCGTGAACGATGACCGGCTCGCTGGGCTGGAGGACGGCAACGATCTCTATCCATGGAAGCGGTGGCACGTCACCAATCCGCTGATGACCACGTCGAATGAAAAGCCTGTCGAGTTTTTCCAGCCGCAGTCCAATGCCCAGGAACTGCTCACCGTCTTCAAGGCGATATACGATCTCAGCGATGATGTCAGCGCGATCCCGCGCTACCTGTCGGGCAACTCTCCCGGAGGGGGTGCCGGGCGTACAGCGTCAGGGTTGGCCATGCTCATGGGCAACGCGTCGAAGATCCTCCAGACGGTATGTGCCAACATCGACCGGGACATGATGGCGCCGTCGCTGGAGAACCTGCTCGACCTCGTCCTGCTGACCGACCGCACTGGGATGCTCCAAGGAACTGAAACGGTCACACCCAAAGGGGTTGCCGTGGCGATGCAGCGTGAGACGATGCGGGCCCGCCAACTCGAGTTCCTGCAACTCACAGCCAACCCGATCGACCTCAGCATCATGGGACCGAAGGGGCGCGCCACGGTGCTGCGCTCGGTCAGCCAGACGATCGGCATGCCGGGCGACGATATCGTGCCCAGCGACGAGCAGTTGGATCAGCAGCAGGAGCAGGCTGCCTTGCTCGCCCAGGCGCAAGGCAAGCCCGGCCATGCCCAGGAGCCGGGGCCCGGTGTCGGTCCTGGCGACGGCCAACGCGACCGCCCACCGGGGGCTGGCGGCAGCCCGCAGCAACAGGGTAAACCGGGCGAGGACAGCACCAAGGCGCAGGCGCCGCGTACCGCGACGTTCATTCAACGGCCGAGAGGCAACTGACGGAGGACGTGATGGCTGAAGAGACCAAGGGATCGACGACGAAGAAGGCCAACTGGGGCAAGCTCGGCGGCACGCACGCCATGCACCCGGCGCGCGGCACCGCCACCCAGAAACCCGGCGTGAGCTCGCAGGAGGGCTCGGACAAGCTGGCTGGAGGTCCTGGCAAGCCCGATGCCGGACCCAGCGGAGCTGGGTTTTATTCGACGGCGACGACGAACAAGGACTATGCCGGTCAGCAGGCGCCCGGTGTATCGGCGGCGACCAAGACAGGCGGCAACGCCAAGTTCGCCGAGGGTGGCAAGGGCCAAATGTTCGGCAATCGCGGCTCGCTTCCGGCGCGCGGCGGCCATAGCGCTCCTTAACCCCGGAGGTTGTCATGGCCAAGGTGGCGAACAAGGGCGGCCCGCAGTTCATGTCACGGGCCCTGCGGCCGGGAGGCGGCGGCGCTGCCCCACCCCCGAGGAAGAAGTTCGATCTCGGATCGCTCAAGGGACCGAAAGATGTCGGGCCCGGTGGGCCGACCAAGATCGGCAAGGGCATCGCCAACAATCCCAACATGAAGCCGCCGTCGTTCGGCGGCCGACCTAGCCCGCGTAAGCGGTGAGGGGGAACGCTGATGACCACCGGCGGCAAGTTCGGACCGAAACGCATCAACCCAGGCACCGGACGATTGACCCGGCACAAGGGCAAGGGCGGCCGGGAGGAACTGCTGCCGGGCCGTCATGCCATGGCGCAGGTCACCAAGGGTGATCCGTGGCAGAGATCAATTGGAAACTATGCCAAGCTGACACCCAGTGGTGCCAACGCTCCGACCAGCTATCAGGACATCATCGACATGGCCGAGATGGGAGTGTCGGCTAAACCGAAATGAGCTTATGTCAAACAGAAACCCACTGACGGAAATCGTCATGGCGGCGGCCAACTTGAAGGCTGCCGCACCCCAACACTTCGCTGCATTGGTGGATGCTATTCGGGCGTACGAAAAGCAGGCCATCGTCGACATGGTCTCGGGCGATCAACCGCACGAGATCTTTCGCGCGCAGGGCGGTGTCAAGATCATCTCAGCCTTGCGCAAGCAACTCGTGGAGTGCACCGAGCTCCGCGACCAGTACCAACGGAGATCCTAATGGCCCAGGAACCAACGACTGCTCCTCACCCGCACGGACACAAGCAGATGCCGCCCGGTGGCTTCGATCCCAACGTCAGCATGCCGCCGCACGTCGTTGCCGCGATGAAGAAGAGCGATGAAACGTTCAAGCAGACTTACGATCCAGCAGCTGCTCAACAGAACGATGCGGTCGACCCGAACGCGCCTCCTGCGGCAGCTGCACCGCCCAACGGCGCTGCGCCTAACGGTGCGCCCGCGCCCAATGGCACACCCGCCGCTGCTCCTGGTGACGGCGAACTCAGCGAGACCAACCCGGACGGCTCGATCAACTGGGAGAACCGCTTCAAGGCGATGAAGGGCCGGCGCGATGCCGAGGCGCAGCGCCATCGCGAGGCGCAGGAGGCGACCGAAGCGCGACTTCGCGAGTTGAGCGAGCAGCTTGCCGAGGCGCGTCGTCAGCCGTTGCCGGGCGAGAACTTCGATCCCAAGAACCCGCCACGTCTGGTCAGCGAGCAGGAGGTGCAGGAGTATGGCGCCGACCTGATCGACGTCATCCGGCGCACTGCTACCGAGACGCTGATGCCGATGATCGCGCCGATCGCGACCAAGGTCGGTCAAGTGGAAGGTCAGGCGCAAGCCACTGCGCGCGAGACCCAGCAGCAGTTCCTCCATCGCATGCACGGCTTCATGCACCAGACCGTGCCGGGCTGGGAGGAGCTCAATACCGATCCGAAGTTTATTGACTGGACAAAAAAAGCCGACGTATATTCCGGTCAGAACCGGCAGGAACTCCTGCAGAGGGCGTGGAACAACGGCGATGCTCGCCGGGTTGCGGCCTTCTTCCAGGGTTTCCTTGCAGAGGAGGCTGCCACCGACCCGGCAGCTGCAGAGCAACGCCAGCGTGCGCTGGCTGGACATGTGGGACACGCCCCGCCCGCCGCCCCCAACGGCACCGGGCAGCCTGCTCCTAACGGCCAGCATCAGGCAGCACCTCGCGTGACACTCGAGCAGCTGGCGGCTCCAGGCAGGGCCCGTGCGGCGGCGACACCCCCCGCAGGCAAGCCTACGTGGACTGCTGCGGGCATTGCCTCGTTCTATCAGGATGTCGCTGCTGGCAAGTTCCGTGGGCGTGAACAGGAGCGCATCGCGACTGAGGCTGACCTCATGGCAGCGCAGCGCGAGGGGCGCATCGAAGTGAACCCACGAACAGCGACCCACATTGGCCGATGAACAGAGCCGGCGTGGTGTCGTAGGAGGCCATAATGGCTGTTTATCCTCTCGCTAGTGCCGTCACCACGCCGCCTATCTACCCCACCGGCTCGCTCACCCCGAACCCGGCTTACTCGGGCACCGTCATTCCCGAGATTTGGTCGGGCAAGCTGCTGGAGAAGTTCTATGCCAGCACCGTGCTGGCGGCGATCTCGAACACCGCCTACGAAGGCGAGATCAAGAACCAGGGCGACACGGTGCACATTCGCACCAAGCCCACCATCACCATCAACGACTATCTCGCCGACGGCGCCATCGTCGTGGAGCGTCCGAGCTCCAACATCATCGACCTGCTGATCAACAAGGGCAAATATTTCGCCACCATTCTCGACGACGTGATGGAGGTGCAGGCTGACCTCAACCTGCTCGGCATGTGGTCGGACGATGCGGCCCAGCAAATGAAGATCAAGATCGACAGCGACGTGCTGCTCGGCATCCTCGGCCAAGCCAACGCGGCCAACCGTGGCCTCACCGCAGGCGCCATCTCGGCCAACATCAACCTCGGTGTCACCGGTACACCGCTCTCGGTCGCGGCCGAGGACGATCCGGTGGGCGGCGATGTTTCGGTGCTCACCGTTCTGCTCCGCATGGGGCAGGCGCTCGATGAGCAGAACGTTCCCGAGGAAGGGCGCTGGGCGATCATCCCGACCTGGGCGTCGACCAAGATCAAGCAGTCGGAACTGCGCCAGGCTTACCTGTCGGGCGATCAGACCTCCATGCTGCGCAACGGCCGCCTGGGTCAGGTCGACCGCTTCACGATCTACGTGTCGAACCTCTTGCCGAAGGGCCCGATTGTCGGACCACCGGCGTTGGCTGCGGGTGAGTGGGTGTTCTACGCCGGACATCCGCACGCGCTCACGTTCGCGTCGCAGGTCTCGAAGGTGGAGACCCTGCGGTCGGAGCACACCTTCGGTCAGATCCTGCGTGGGCTGCAGGTGTACGGCTACAAGGTGATCGACGGCATCGCGCTTTCGCAGGCGATCGTCACTCCTGCTTAACTCCGGGGGTTGGGGGCGGCCTTAACATTAATGTTAAGGTCGCCTCCTGCTTTCTACTTACCTTCTTCGGGGCGAGTGTGAGAGATGCCTGACGTCACCGTTACGCCGACGCTGTACATCACTGCCACCGCACCGCCCGCGCCACTTGCGGGCGATTTGTGGTGGAACAGCCAGATCGGCATTTTTTTCGTCTACTACGACGATGGCACGTCGGCGCAGTGGGTGACTACGCAGCCGGTCAAGTACATCAATCTTGCCGAGATCAAAGCGCCGGCCGGTGGAGACCTCACGGGCTTCTACCCCAACCCGTCGATCAAGGACGAGGTTGCGCTCGAATTTCCGACCCTCAAGAACCCGCTTGCGCTGTCCGACTACAGCCAGCGGCTGACCTCGTCGAAGTGGGTCGTCGACAAGTTTGCCAGCTTTGGTCAGTTGGGCGACATCACCGAAGGTCCCGGCATTCTGCTCACGCCGAACCCACTGGCCGGCGACAGCACCATTGCGCTCAAAGCGATCGCGCCACCGCTCGCTACCGGGCCAACCTACGGCAGTGCCAGCACGACGGCGGCGTTCACCATCAATATCTATGGCCAGATCACTTCGATCGCCAACGTAGCGATCCCGCCAATCAACTCGCCGGCGTTCACGGGTATACCGACGGCTCCTACTCCCGTTCTGGGTACGGACACCACGCAGCTGGCGACCACGCAGTTCGTCAACGCCAACATCAATGCGCTGGCGGGTATCTACGCGCCGCTCGCCAATCCGGTCTTCACCGGCAATCCTCGGGCGCCGACGCCGGCTGTCACCGACGACGACACCACCATTGCGACTACGGCGTTCGTGAACTCGGTCGTGCCGGGCAAGACGCTGCGCAGTTTCGGCTGTGTCGGCAACGGCATTGCTGACGATTTCACTCCTCTGACGCTGGCCTTTGCCGCGCAGGCGGCGAACCCGGGTTTGAGGCTCGACGGTGAGGGGCTGACCTACGCTTCGTTCAATCCGCTGGTGCTGACCGCTGCGCAGACGTGGATCCAGAACGCCGAGTTCAAGGACCTCGATCCGTCTGGCGCCGGACCGTCGGGCGGCGGCACCCTTCGTAAGTTCATCTCCCACCTTGGTGCGGCCAACGCGACTTTTGTGTTCAAGAACGTCAAGATCAATCGAAATGGCAACGGTACCGAAGGCTCGTTGCAGGCGCGGGCGCTTTCAATTGAACATATCGACACCGTTCGTTTGGACGATTTGGAGGTGTACGGTGACGGTGCGGGACGCGCGGTCCATCTTGAGCACAATGAGCGGGTAGAGATCTTCCGGCCATACATCCACGACATGACGTGGGTGCGCGCAACCAACCCGCTACAGGAACTGATCATCGGCATCTTCATGGTCGAGTGCAACAACGTACTCATCGACGGCCATCTCATTGAAAACCTGCGGGGCACTGTCGGTGGGGTCGACCAGTTCGGTCCAGTAGCAAACTACCGCAACACAGACGGCATTTCGTTCACGGGCGTCGAAGGTTGCGTCATTCAGAACGGCTTTACCTATGCCGTGGGCGAGGGTGTCGACGTCACGGGCAGCATCCTGAACAGAGACGTTCAGCTGATCAACAACACCTACTTTGACTGCGCCGGACATGCCGAGAAGTTCGTCCACGGCCCCTACGATTGCTCGACGTATGGCGGCCGCTACTACCGCACTGGGCTCGTCGCTCTGACCGTTTCCGGTGGTCAGGGCGGTTCGGGTACGCTGTTCTCGCCAAAGAACTTCGTGGCTTTCGATTGTATCGCTTACGACACCGCGATCGATGGTTCGTGGGCTGCGAACAACACCGCTGGCTTTCGTGTTGACGGCCCAGGTCTTGGACCGCCGCCAGCCGACCCGCTGGTCAACATCTGGTTCATCAACTGCAAAGCGTACTCGACTTTTGCGAAGTACGGTTTCCTCAACACAGGCGCGACAGCGGACCAACTGCATGTTCCTGGCTTCGATGGACAGGGTGCAACCGTCGCCAACGTGTCTGGCGTCACCGCAGCGCTGAGCGAGATCACCAGCATCGGCCGGTGGTCGTTCACGGGCGGCTTGGACATCATCGGTTCGTCGGCGTTTACCGGCGCCATGACCGTCACCGGTGCCGTGAACGTTGTCGGATCGCAGACGATCAATGACGACCTGACGGTTGGCATCCACGCGAGCCGCTACGTCAAGGTCAACACGACAGGGAGCATCCTCGATTTTCTCGAGGTTCGTCGCGATGACAACGGCGCCGCCGCGATCCAGTCGCTGCGGAACTTCGGCATCACCGCTGCCGGCCAGGGCATCGGTGTCGACTTCAGGCTTGGTACCGGAAACGTCGACCCCGGTTCCATTGCTGGCGACTTTCAGCACTTGGCGACCGATACATGGGCGGCAGCGGCCAACCGCTCTTCAAAATGGCGGCTGCGTGCGATGAACGCGAACAACCTGACTGCCAGTCTCGATGTTACGCCGATCAGTACGGTCCTCCGTCCGGACCTTGGGCCGGTGGCTGGCGGCGCAGCGGGCTCGGGCTATCTGTTCGGCACGACCGGGGTCGGCGACTTCTGGGGCAGTGGAGCACCAACGATCTCCGCTCCCATCAGTTCGACCTACAGGCGGACCGACGGCAGCAGCGGCGCCAACCGGATTTACGTGAACACCGACGGCGCCACGGATTGGCGCCCGATCGGTCTCGATGCAGCGTTCATCAATACCGCGCCGCGCACGATCAACTTCGCGGTTGCCAACACCGACCACGAAATTCCGATCCCTCTACCGCCGCCCTACGCTCGGTACTGCACCTTGCGTCTCGTGTTGAGCAAGCCGAGCGCCGACCTTTCGGCTGGTACCTTCGGCCTGTTCACTCAAGCGGGTGGCGCGGGGTTTGCGCTTGTCGCGAGCGGCACGGCTTGCACGCTCACGACGGCGGCCGAGGATACGAACGGCAACATGCAGATCCCGGCTATCGTGAACACGGCGACGCGGTCGGCGACTTCTGGTAGTTTGTTCTTGCGGGTTCAAAACGCTGCAGCCGGCAACTGCCGGGCTGTGGTGGTGTTTGAACCGGTGTCCGGTCCATAACCTCGGAGGTTACAGTGGAAAGTATCCAGTTGGTTCTGTCTCTACAAGATGTCGGCCGTGTCATGCAGGCGATCACCACTCGTCCCTATGTCGAGGTTGCCGACTTGGTCGACAATATCAAGCGGCAGGTCGAGTATCACGCGGCCAAGCAACGGGCGATGATGTCTGGCGCTGCAAGAGGTACGGACACTCCTCCGCCTGCACCGCCTCCGGGTAACGGCGTGGAGCGTACCGATGGCTGATTTCGACTTCCCTACCGATCCGGTGCTCTACCAGATTTGGACCGCCCCCACAGGGACGGTCTACGTCTGGAACGGATCGGCTTGGGTTGTCGGCACTTACAACAGCGAGACGCAGAACTTCTCTCAGGTCGGCGGCATCATCGCCCAGGTGCGGACATTGCTGCAGGACGTGAGCCTCGCTGGCAGCGAGTACCGCTATTCTGACGACAGCCTCATCATGAATTTGAACATGGGGTTGTTGGAGATGTTCCGCATGCGGCCGGACATCTTCCTGTTCGACTACTTCGCGGTGCCGCAATACACGCTGGGGGACTTCAACACGCCAATTACCATTGAACAGCAGTTTGTTCCGTCGCTGGTCTACTACATCGTCGGCATGGCGCAGCTGCGCGACGACGAGGGCGATCAGGACGAACGTGCCAGCGGCTTCCTCAGCAAGTTCACTTCGATGCTCATGGCGGTGGCATAATGGCTCCTCCGGACCATCCTTCGGTCTTCGACCGCATCTATGCCGACGTTCGCAAGGACGTGCCGTCGGTCGCGCAAGTTACGCTGAACCAAGAACTCTTCCGTGTGCTCGACGATTTCTGTGACACGACCAACATCTGGCAGGAGACCGTCCCGCTTCCCATCGTGCCGCCCAACCAGAGCTACACGATCACGTCGACGCAGCCGAGCAAGATCAACCGGCTGCTGCTGGTCTACGACACGGCAGCGCCGACCAAGTACTGGCCGCGCGCCGGCATTGAAATGCGGGTACCGGGGGTGATCACGCTCTACTACCCGCCATCGAACAGCGCGGCCTGGGCAGCGATCGTCGCCAAGCGGCCGTACCCGCCGATGGACACCGACACCGGCTATCCGGTGATCGATGATTGGATCGTCGACAAGTATGCCGACACGTTGGGTCGCGGGATCCTCGCGCGATTGCAGTGGGAGCCACAGAAACCCTATTCCAATCCCATCCTCGCGCAGACCAATCAGCGCGCCTACATCAGCGGGCGCTCGCTGGCACGGGCTGACGCGAGCCAGATGAATGTGTACAACGGACAGAATTGGCGCTTCCCCCAGGGGTTCAGCACCGTGATCCGCAAACCGTGGACCTGAAATGGTAACCGTCACTCACTCCAAGGTCAGCGCCAAGGCCGACGGTCCTGACAGCACGCGTATCCGGCCGAGCGACTGGAACGACGATCACGTTGTCGAGGCGTCGACGACTGGTGTTGTTCTCGGCCGAACGTCGGCGGGGCCGGGGCCGGTCGAGGAGATCGCATTTAACCTGCTGTTCCCTGCCGGCATTGTGTTGCCGTTCGCCGGAACGGCAGCACCGGCGAATTGGGCACTCTGTTTTGGTCAAGCGGTAAGTCGTACTGGCAACCCACGTACGTTCGCAGCATTGGGCACGACTTACGGCCCAGGCAACGGCTCGACGACATTCAACCTGCCAGACCTGCGCGGCGTGGCGCCGGTTGGCAAGGTCAACATGGGCGGCGCTGATCGCGGTATCCTGTCGGGCGGTACGACGCTCGGCGCGCTGCTGGGAACACAGTCCAACTCGGCGTCGATCTTCATCGGCGTCTCTGGCTCGTTTTCTGGCAACACTGCCGGTGGTCTGTCGGTCGCTGTGACGGGTACGACCGACTTCGCCAGCAACCTCGGCGGTTACGACGGTGGCGGTAACACGGCGACGCCGAACCACCAGCACGCCTTCACCGGCAACGGTGGCACCAGCGGGTCGTTGACCTGCGGTGGTGGGATCAGCGGCGCTGCCAGCGGCACGTCTTCGCCGTTCAGCATCGTGCAGCCCAGCATCATACTGAACTACATCATCAACCTCGGTTAACAACAGGAGAGCCCCATGGCTGAGAAGATGAGCTTCGAGGATCGTGCCAAGGCCGAGCAGAACCGCGGCAAGGAGGTCGCCGCCGCCAATGCCAAGAAGATGGAGGAGGCAGAGGCTGCACGCAAAGCCGAGGCGGATGAGGAGCGCCGCAAGAACGACCCTGAGGGTTTCGCCGCTGATCAGGCGGCGGCCGACGAGGCGGCGGCGAACGCCAAGCGGATCGACCCGACGGCGGCGGGTGAAGTCGATCCGGAGACGGGCGGCGTGCTACCCAAGCCGGAAGGTGCATCGCCGACGCAGCCACAGCAGGAGCAGGGTGTGCGTTCGGTGCAGGAGGCTGTGTTCCCCCACGCCAAGGAGCCGGTGCAGCCTGCGGCGCCGCCGCCACCGGCTCCCGAAGAGAACAAGTAACTCCGGGGGTTATGTGTGGGCGCGATCAAGCTCGATCAGTTTGGAGGGCAAATCCCGGCAATTGACGAACGTCTGTTGCCTGAGGTCAACGCGTCTTTCACCAAGGACGCGTTCCTCCAAGCTGGTCGGCTTGAACCGCTCGCTGCCGACATTGAAATTCATACGCTCGTCGATCCTGCAGCGCGCTTTGCTTTCCGCGTGCCCAAGGAGAACCCGAGCATCGACAACATGGCGGACAGCTACTGGCTCGAGTTTACCGATCCAGAAACGACCGTCGTCCGCTCGCCGGTCACCGATGCTGACCGCTACTACTGGGCCAACCGCCAAGAGGAGCCGCATTACAATACCAAGGCGCGCATCGCCAACGGCGACCCTGCGCTGATCCTCGGTATCCCGCGCCCGACCGTGGCGCCCGGCGTAACACCGGTAGGTGGTGCCGCGCCGACCGTCACGCGCTCCTACGTCTACACCTGGGTCTCGTCGCTCGGCGAAGAGGGTCAGCCCAGTCCGGCGACGACGGTCACCGGCAACGTCACAGCGTCCTGGGACCTGACCTTCACGGCGCCGACCGTGGCCGATACCACCGATCGGTTGCTGGCCTTCACACGCGTCTATCGTACCGAGGTCGGAACGTCAGGCGACGCAGAGTTCTTCTTCGTGGTCGAGCTCCCGATCGCCACGCTGGCCTACTCGGACACCAATCTGCCGGCCAACGTCGCGTCAAATGAGAACCTGACCAGTGTGGACTATTCGGCGCCGCCTGCTGATTTGGTCGGTATGATCTCCATGCCCAACGGGATGATCGCCGGCTGGCGGTCGAACGAGATTTGGTTCTGTGAGCCGTATCTGCCGCATGCGTGGCCTGCCAAGTACGTGCTCACCATCGAAGCTCCCATCGTCGGCTTTGGCACAATTGACCAGAACTTAATGGTGCTCTCGGCGGGCCAGCCCTATTGCGTCAGTGGCATCCATCCGTCGCTGATGGCGCAGCGGCAGGTGCAGCCGCTGGAACCGTGCACGTCCAAGAACTCCATCGTGTCCACCCCCAACGGGGTGCTCTACACGAGCAACAACGGGCTGATCCTGATCGGACCGGGCGGTGGCGTTAACCTGACTTACGACTTGATCCGCAAGGACGAGTGGCTGCGTCTGTCCAACCTGCAGACGATCAGCGCGACCTACTTCATGAACGGCTACTACGCTTTCTCGGGCGTGATCGAGGGCGTGTTTCAGACCGATCCGTCGCCTACCCAGGATGCGTTCGACACTTTTGACGACTTCGTGCAGATCGACAATTTCGCCGGTAGCACGGCAGGCTTCCACATTTCCCTGAGCGATCAACGCCTCGGCTATATGACCGTCACGTCGGACACACCGACCTTCAACGTCATGCTCGACGTCTATACCGGCGAGACGATGGTGTTGCGCGACGGCAAGATCTTCCATGTCGACCGTCGGCAGTACACCCCGCGTCGGTCCTACCTGTGGCGGTCCAAGGTTTTCCAATTGAACTACTCGGAGAATTTCGCCGCTGGCAAAATTTTCTATGGACCGCCAAACGGCGCGCCGGCCGAGGGCGAGACTTACTTCCGCATGTACGCCGATGGAGTGCTCCGCTATACCTACCCGCTCCAGAAGTCGGGCCTGCAGTTTCGCCTGCCTTCGGGCCAGCGCTACCAGACGGTGCAGTTCGAGCTCGAAGGCCAGCAGATGATCTTCAACTTGCAGGTCGCGACTTCAGCTGAAGAACTGAGGCAAATCTGATGATCCCGCCAGCCATCACCGCACCGTCGATCCCGGAGCCGAACAAGGACAACCAGTCCCTGCAGCAGGCCGTCCTGGCGATCAAGCAGAACATCGAGATCACCCAGGGCACGCGCAACAGCGTTAACCGGGTGCTCGGCAAGAGTGCCGCCGCCAAGAACATCGACGCCGCGCTCTATGCAGTGAACAACCCGTAGGGGGGCGACAATGCCGCAAGTCATTCCGTCGGGCTACGACGACAACTGGAACTCGCTATCAGGTCCAGGCAATACGTCGCTCGGCAACCCTGCGGACCTCGGGCCGTGGCGTGGCATGGCGCAGCAGCGCGGCGCCAAATACGAGGGTCGCAGCGACGCTCTGTATGACTGGGGCGTTGGTAAGGCCGGCGACATCGGCAGCATTGGCGATGAGGTAACGCAGCGGGCGCTCAACACGGGCGCTCAATTCAACGATGCGGCTGTCCGTGATCGACGGACCTACGACGAGAACTACGTTCCGGCGATGCTGGAGCAGCTGAACTATGCGCGTGACTACACGACGGACGCGCGCAAGGCGGCCAACCGCGGCGGCGCGATGGCCGATGTCTCGATGACGTTCGATGCAGCGGCTGACCTCGCCAAGCGCAACCTGCAGAGTTACGGCGTCAACCCGGCTGCTGGCCGCTTCGCTGGCCTCGATGCCGGAATTGCGACCTCGCGTGCCAAGGCGCTGGCCGGTGCCGGCACCAAGTCGGATCGCGATACCGAGATGATGGGTCAGCAGCTGCTCGACAATGCGATCGGTCGCGGCGCTGTGCTGCCCGGTCAAGCGGTAAATTCGGCAGGTGTCGGCATTGCTGCCAACAACCAAGCGGTGAACACCGGGCTTGCCACGGCCCAGACCCAGAAACAGCTGATGGAGCCGAGCGGCTGGGCCAACCTCAGCGATCAGCAGCTGCGCGATTGGAAGGATAGTCTGATCCAGCAGACCAACCTCGGCCTGACACAGAACCGCGACGTGGCTCAACAGCAGCTGGCCCAGCAGCAGATGGCCAACCAGAGCTCGTCGGGCATTGGCTCGCTGATCGGTGCCGGGCTTGGCATTGCCGGGTCGATCTTCGGTGGACCCTTGGGCGGCATGGCCGGCTCTATGCTTGGCAAGATGGCCGGCAGCGGCATGCAGTTCGCCGAGGGTGGCATGGTGCCTGATGACGAAGGTATGTCGTTCGGTGATGAGGACGAGATCGCCGTAGAGGACGACGCTCTAACCTCCGAGGTTGAGGGCGAGAACATGGTGCCACCCGAGGCATCGCCGAGCGGCGGTGCCGAGGTCGACGACGTCACGGCTCAGGTGAGCGCCGGCGAGTTCGTCGTGCCCAAGGACGTGACGGCGTGGTACGGCGAGAAGTTCATGCAAAAGCTGATCGAGAAGGCGCGCATGGAGATGACCCAGCGTACCGCCGAGCCGCAGATGTCGGCCGTGCCTCAGGCGGTGGCTGTTGCGCCGCCGTCGTTCGCCTCGGAAGGAGCGCGCGCATGACACTCCGCAATGAGATCTTCGAGGGCATCGCCGCGATGAAGGGCACGCAGGAGGCCTTTGGTGGTACTCCGCGTGACCGCTACTACAACGAGCTTTACAAAGCTGCACGTCGGGAGAATGATGATTTCGAGGCGCGACGGGTGGCGCGTCAGAAGGCGATCGCCGCTGGGCGGCCCAACTCCTCTCCCACACCCATCGTCCCGAGAGTAGCGTCCAGTGGAAACCCGGTTGTGCAGCAGGCGTTCACTCCTGCTGCCTTCCCGGCACAGGATTTGTCGGGCGGCGTCCTCAATCTCACCGAGACCTACCAGCAAGGCGGCATGGTGCGCCGGCCGTTCGATCCTGAGGGCGACGGATACGACGACGAGACTGCCGAGTGGGAAGGCGTGCGTCCGGAGATGAACCCGGAGGACGGCAAGATGCACGGCATGAGCCGCGTGCCGCGCACCGGCCTGCAGTTGAAGGGCCGCAAGCATCCGACCTGGGACAAGGCTATCGAGACCGATCGTCGGTTGGGCTACGGACTCGAGATGCGTGACGGGCGCTACTACACCCAGAAGTTCGCCGACGGCGGCGCCGTGCTGCGCCAGAAACAGCGCGAACATCTGACCGAGCACACGGCGGCACTGCGCGGCCAGGGCGGTAGTCCGGGTGAGCCCGAGGCTGGCGAGCACAACGACGCCGACCTGATCGTCATGCAGCTGCTGGAGAACCAGCCACCGCAGCAGACCAGCGTCGGCGCGGCCGGCGATAACCGCGCCCGCACCCGGACGGCGGCGCTGGGGCTCGAAGCGCAGGTGCCGCTGCCCGAGGAGCCGCCGCCTGTGGCCCTGCGGACGATCAACGATCAGGTCGGCCCGCCCAATGCGCCACCTGACCCGTCGACCCGGATCAATGTCAGGGGTGCCGGCGACCGGGCCCGTATGGCGACGGCGATGCGGAGTGT